ACGCCCCGCCAGCAGACGAAGACAGAGGTGTGGCATTACGGCTCAGAGTTGTACCAGACGATGTGTACGTACCGTAGTTAACTTCCCATGCGCCCGTAGCGGCATCCACAATAGCAAAATATGTTGTATTTCCGTCACCAACTGCAGAGAATGCTTGGAAGCCTGTGGGCGTAGTTAACAGCGTGATTGTGCCTGTACCGGGATTGGACGCGGTTTGTTTAACCCGATCTTTTAATACTAAAGCCATGATAAATCCTTAAGTCGGTATATTTTGCCAATTTGGGTCAGGAGGCGTTTGATCTGTTGGGATTGTTCCCCAAACTAGCACATTACCCACGGAAACGGTTAACTGTAATCCTGCAGGGTACACGTTCGCAATTTTTGTCTTACCGTAAGCATCAAGACCAGAGGCCAACTCAGCAACTGTTGCTTTCACAGATGTTGTAGCCGTAGCCACTGCATTACCTGTAGCAGATTCCAAAACAGAAACAGAAACTAATAACCCACCAGCGTTTGCGTCAGACCCTGTGGCAATCTCGGCAATAGCCGCCAACAAATTTGCAATAGCGGAGGGCGCATCTGTTGCTGTAGCTGACTCTGATCTAGATGCAAAGAAAGTTGATGGTGCTGCTGCTGGCGTATCTGTACCTGTAGCTGTTTCTGCTTGAGAGGCTACAAAGTTTGACGGCGCGGTTGCCATGACATCTGTAGCGGTGGCGGTTTCCGCCCGTGCCGCCACCATGATGTTGTTTAAACTAACAAACGTTGCCGTAGCTGCAAGAAACTCTTGTATAAGAGCGCCTGCGCGAGTCTCTTGAGACACGGAATCGGCAGCCGTAGCTGCCTCACTCACAGACGACAACACTGTAGCCCCGCCTAGAGCGGCGAAGGGTGCTTGGGCAAATGCGACATCTCCAAACACCGCGCTACCTATTAGGCTGCGTCAAGCGAGAACGTGTAAGTTACGTTCAATGTATCGCCAGAATCCACTGACTTGTTGCCACCGGTAAAGCTACCTACGGAGAACAAAACACCGGATGTACCCGTAGCTGCGGTCGTTAAAAACGCTCCAGCAACCACAGTGCCGTTAACCAACATGGGGAATGCAGATGGTGCAACAGAGTTGCTTACCTCTGAGGGGTCTGCCAATGTGGGGGAAGCGGCGTTAAACACAGCAGCAATACGGTTGCCTGTGTAAGCGGTACCGGGAACCAACTCAGTCCAGCCAGAGTGTGAGGCCAATGTATTACCAGCAGCGTATGTTGGAGAAGTAGCGCCGCTAACCAAGCCCAAGTACCAACCGGCTGTGTAACCAGAGCCTTTGAAGTACTTGCTGTTCATGTCTTGCAGACCTTCGTTCACAACCAAGTTGTGGAAGGTGTCAGACCACTTTTCAACGCCATCAGCGCCTACGCAAGTAACCGTGTAAACGCCACCAGCACCAACGCGCTCAGTGGAACCTTTGTTGGCAGTCAAGCTTGCTGACACTTCGTCTTGGGCTTTTGAAGTTTCTGTACTCATGATAAGTCCTTAAGATATGCGCACGATGGCGCTGTTCGCATCGGCAGTTGGGAAAATGATTTGGAAAGTGTCGTTGGTTACTGTTTTATCAGCACCAAAGTCCAACACAGCGATGGATTTGTTACCCTGCGTTGAGTTGTAAATTAACGCACCACGGGCCGTGAAAGAGGCGCTAGTCCAGCTTGTATTTGAGAATGAAATAAAAGCCGTAGGTACTGCGCTTTGATTGTTGCCTGACGTAGGGGATTGGCTAATAACTAACGTATTACCGCCGGTTGTGTACCCACTGCCGTTAGCCACTTGACCTGTCATGCCTGCCGTGTAAACGGTAGTGCTTGCATTTATATCTGCTGCCGCTGTAAACAGTGCAATCTTAAATGTGTTTGGTGATGTAGGGCCAAAGTTGTGAACAGCTTGGAGTAGCTCGATCTTGCAACTTGTGGTTACTGTTTGAAGAATACTCATGATACTGCAACCCTAACTTGGCCATCGCGGTAAGCGTCAGCGCGTTGTTTACCATCACCCAAATTCTTAAGCAGAGCAATAGCCTGCACGTAACGATCTTGAGCTACTTTCATCATATCGGCCTCTTGACGCATATAAACAAATGCTTCACAGATTGTCCCATATAACAGCGTGGAATCAAAGTTATCTCCAAGCCAAGTTGTACCAGCGGTAACAATAGACTCGGGGTAATAGTAATAATGCAACTCAGCCATGTAAGCTAAGTTAGGCGTTGGGCCAACAATAAACGTCAATTCGTTTACGTCTGCAGATTGTGGGCCAAAGATGCCATAGTGTTTTGGCTCACCACGGGTGGCCGTCTGGGGGTACGCTTCACGAATAAAGTTCACATCCTTGTTTAACAAATACAAGAAGTCGCCTTGGAAGATGGCCGTTCCAGATACTGTGCCCGTGCTGGCCTTAGTCATGTAAACAGTTGTACCAGTGATTGCACGAACATACGTTTCTGAAGGAATGTTTGCGTTAGCAATAACTTGTCCCGCAGAAATCCCTGTTGCGTCTGCCACTGTAATTGTGAAAGCACCAGAGGTACCAGTGGCCGTAGTAGTGACCACTGGATATATTGCAAGGCTGTATGGTGACAAAAAGTCTTGTGGACAAGCTAAGTACTTATTGCCGGTATTCAGTGCGCCTGTCACGTTCTTTCGCAAGTTAGCAATCTGCACCGTGTTATAGATGCGTTGCTCCGCCTGACGGATAAATGTATCCATGTCAGTCGTTGGGAAAGTGTTTTCGCAGTAGTCAGTTACTGCGGTAACAAGCTGGCTGTAATTCATGCCATCGGGCCTCGAGACATCAAGCCTTTAGTAGCTGCACCCGTACCGCGCATCTTGATGCCAGACGTCTTAGGTGTACCACCAGAAGATTTGTTAATGTTTCCTACAGTCATTTCAACTGTATCAGCACGACTTAGGTTCTTACCAGAGCCGGGATTCTCTTTGGGAGCAACTTTCTCGCCCTTCATGGTGTGCGGAGGAGCGTAGACTTTGGCGTCACCAACTTCTTTGCCCATCATCATTTTGCTGTATTTAGCCATGTTAGCCTCGCTTTTGATTGTTTGCGCGAGCCATGTTACGGCCTACTGCGCGCATAGCTTGACCAGTTACGCCGGCAGATTTCTTGCCGCCTTTTGTTTCTTTTGCAGAAGGGCCGCTGTTAGGATAGATGTGAACATCTGTCTTACCTTTTTTAGCGACTCCGTCTGCTGATTTTGTATACGCCATGTTTAGCTCCCTATTTGAATCGTTACTGTACCAACTTGTGCGGCTAATGCCAAGTAGTTGGGCGTTAAATATGCATCAAAACTACTAGACCCACCTACTGGGTTCCATCCCCACTGAATATCCCGTGAACCACCCGTTAAATTACCCGCCGCATTCAGGCCAGCAGTTACATACGTTGTGTCTGGCCGTGGCTGATACAAAGCCTGTGGATCATAAACAGGATACATTCCCAACTGCAATTGCGGTTGATCTGGATCCCAGCAAGCATCACAAACTTTTAGCTGATAAAGCTTGGTCTTGATGACCTCCATCTTTAACTGCTTTAACTTGTAGCGCTGCCCACACCGATCACATTCGGCAATAGCATACTTACCGGATGCAAACGGAGTTGCCATTAAGTACCACCACCAATGAACGCTATACGAGGCACCAACCTCAATGTAGCCTTTTCGCGATCTTCTTGAGCCGCCAAAGCGTATTGCTCGTCATAGACCCGTTTAAGCATATCCAGACGGCCTTGTAACTCGGGCACTTTCATGGCAATGTAGTAGGCTAATCCAGCTGCTACACATGGTAAAAAGCGAAAATTCATATCAGATGTCTGTATGCCAGAACCAGCGTCTTGAATACGGCGCATTCTGTAGTACACAAACTGATACTGTTGAACGTTATCGGGCGTTGGCCACACTGTTACAGCTGGAAGCTGGGGCACAAATACAGCTTCGCCAACTACTTGAGCTGCGGCTGTTGTGTTGTTTTGGCCACGGAAAACACCGCCAAGCACTGTACCACTGATATAGGTGTAGTAAATGTCTTCTGTACCAAGGCGAATAAACCCAGAGCCAGCCAGTCCATCGACCGAACTAAGTGTGATTGATGTGTCTGTTGCTGTTATAGCTGTAGCAAGAACAATCTGGGTGGGGTTAGTTTCACCAGACAGACGCTGAATCCATACTTGGATGGGACGCCCCTGAACCAGCTTGTTAGGGATCGTTGCATATGTAGACACGCTAATGCGGGTAATACTCAAGTCGGCCTGAGTTGACGAGTTATTGGCCTGAGTCCTGATCACATGATCAAGCAGGTCAATCGTATCTGTGGGCAGTGCATATGTGGCCAGTCCCGGAGTCAGAGTAATTGTCCCTGTCTCAATCGTCCACATATTAATACCGCGATTAGCCCACTCAATGGTCATCAGGTTAAGAGAACGGCGCGCTGTGCGTAGGTCATAACCAGTACGCATCTCACGGCCAGCTCTCTCCCACGCCTCTTCAGCGAGCTCGGTGAACTCCATGTTAAAGGCTGTGGTTCCTGTAGTTGTCATAGATCTTCACCAATATCAGCTTCTAATAACGCCAGCTCTTCAAGAACTTCTTCTGTGCCGCAAGTGCATGGGCCATCTTCATGTAAAGCGCAATCATCTGTATGCATTATTTGCTCCTTGATGCTCTCATGTTATCAACTAGGTTTGGATAAGGACGGCCTGCCGCTTTAGCCATTGTTTTAGCTTTAGACTTTTTGGCAGAGCTCATTGGTTTGGGTGCACCAAGACCTTTTGGCCGTGGTTTCTCCCACACTTCACCGCCTTCAGCATACTCAGTAAAGTCTGTGTCATCCCTACGCTCTTTGCGTACACCTTTGGGCATTTTGCTGGCGCGCATAGCACCCATTCCACGGCTAGCCATCATGATTTAACACATCTTTCCGCGCGTTTTACCGCGCTGTGCAATACCATCACCGCGCTTAGAAGCAGTCATACCGCCACCGGCCTTCTTGACAACTTTCTTTTTAGGAGCTGCTGAACCGCCATCAACATCTTGAGGTGGTTTACCCATACCTTCGGTATAGATGCCACGATTCATTTTGCGCTCATAGTCAGCCAGCTCTTTAGCTGTAGGGCCGCCTTGACCGCCACGTCCAGCACCGGCTTTTTCGCGAGCTCGGTCTTCAAGCTCAAGCTCCATGTCGGTAGTACCGTTGTATGTGTATGGGGTTTCAGCCATGATAATTCCTTAACACATTTTGCCACGAGTCTTGCCACGTTGGGCAATACCATCGCCGCGACTAGACGCAGAAACTTTGCCGCCACTAGCATAACCCTTTGAAGCTTTTTGTTCTTGGGCTTTGCGTTGTGCTGGCGTTTTAAAGTTCTTAAAGTAGTTGCTTATTGATGAACCAATATCAGAATCACGAATACGCTCGTTAGCAGAACGTGTATCAGTTGAACCACTACCACTTCTAGCGCTTGAAAGATTTGTTTCAATGCTTCGTTTCATGCGTTCATTTGCAGACATTTTAGATACGTCAGCCGGCATTTCAGCAGACTTTCCACGACCGGGGCTACCTGAAGGCATTTCAGCAGATTTGCCACGATTCATCACGCGAGCCATATCGCTACCAGTGTCACGGGCAGCTTCTTTTTTTGCTGCCTTTGGTGTGGCTTTGGGCGTGGCTTTTACAGTTCTACTAGAGCCCGCATCACCAAATTGGCCAGCTTCTTCAGCTGCTCTTGCATCACCCATTTCCATACCGGGTTTTTGCATGTTCATTGCTTCAAGAAGAGCGCCATCGTCATCTGACATAGTGCCAGAACCCGGCTCAATAAATTCGTAATTGTTAATGTTTGGTTTCATTTAGAACTCCTTAACAGGCCATGCCGCCCTTGTTCATTTTGATTTGTGTGCCTTTGGTTTTACCCTTAGTAGCAACACCGTCAGCGGCTTTGGTATAGCCACCGCCAGCCAGTTTGGTCATTGGCTGACCCTTATGCAAACGGCCTTCGTGTTTGTTCACGGCTTTTTGCATCATGCTTTTGTCCATCTTGACGTCTTTATGAACTTTACCGCCTGCAGCCATCTTGCCTTTGCCGTCAGCAGCAAAGTCAGGAACCATCTTGTTACCTTTTTTAACCATTTTCATATCGCCACCTTTTGCAAATTTACGGCCTTTGTCAGCCTCATTAAAATCTTTACCCACAGATTGCGGGACGCCTGCTTTCTTGGCAAACGCTGGATTATGAGCCACAGCCGCCATGAAATTGTGTTGAGCTTTACTCTTGCTTGGCATTATCTCCCCGCTTGAATAAGCTGGTCAATCTTTGCTTCAAGCTTGTTAAACCGTTGGTCAATGTGGTTCGTAATGCGATCCACTTCTGCTTGAGTAACGTTATCACGGGCAACCTCCTCACGGGTTTTGTTTAAAAGAATGGTCACGCGAGCAAGCTCACGAAACTTTTCATTCACAATGTAGGCCATAACTGACACTAACAGTGTTAGAGTGGCCGACCAAACTGTATTGAGATCTAGCATTTCCATTTCTTTAACGCTTTATTGATCCGTGAGTCTGGATCTTTTGCCGTCTTTTCGCTGGTTAACTTCTTCTTCATGCCGCCCATCCTCGCACAAAAAGAGTCCTTGCGGGAGCCTCCTTCCGGCTGGGGAGGTTTCAAATTCATGCCTTGCTTTTTGGCGGAGGCGCGTCCCTTGGCATTTAAGCCACCAGTCGGACTCTTTCCCTCTTTCCTCTGCCATGCTGGGCTCTTAGCCATAAAACACCGTGATTTTTGCGTTAGCTGGCAAGGTTATGTGAACATCTGTACTGAACAAAACGCCTTCGCCGGGTATCGTAAACGATAGCGGATTTGTTGGTGCAGTAGCAATATTAAATTGCAACGTTATGGGGCCGCCGGACCCACCGTCACGAAAAATAATGTCACCAGCAGTGCCGCCAGTCAAGAATTGATAGCCCCGCACTCGGGTGCGGTAAGCCACCGCAGTGCCAGTCGATTCTAAATGAACGGCTTTTACGTCTGTTTGCATCATAATTAATCTCCTTGTAAATGGGGGCCGAAGCCCCCTAGACTAATTAGTTTTGTGTGCTAGTTGGGTTAGCAGCGCCGTCAGAACCTTTGACGATGTACTGGCAAGTAACAGTAGCAGCACCGCCACTGGCTGTACCAGCACAAGCGTAAATCACTTGAACGATCAAATCAGTAGAACCAACATTCAAAATGGTGCCGATTTGTGCGCCAGTCAAGGTAGTAGTTGCACGGCCAACAGCCAAAGGTGTAGTGGTAGCACCACCAACAACGGCCAATGAAGAGCCAGCGGCTGTTTGAATAGTGATTGTGTTTCCAGTTGTACCAGCGTAAGCAGTGGTAATGTCAACAAAGAAGTTTGTGATCTGTGCGCCAGCTGGGATAACAAACAAAGTTTTAGCGGTTGTGTCGCTAACAGTGGTTAAGCCAGTTTGAGCAACAACAGTAGCGCCCATATTGCGGATAGTGCCGGCAGTAGTGCCTGTTGTGTTTTTAACAGTGCCCAAGAGCCAAGGGCCAAGGTGAGTTGCGAATCCCATGATGTTTCCTTACATACAAGTTAAGTGCATCAGTCTGTATGTCGTCAGCCGGGACTGTCTAATGCACCGGATAAGCCCGGATTAATATGTTTATACCACTCAAATAAATACAATGCAACAAAAAAGGGAGCCGAAGCCCCCTTTTTCTTTACCGCTGATTAAGCACCAGCAGAGCCGAACATACCCAATGGATCTGACCAACCAAAAGAATAACGCTCGCGAGACTTGTAACGAACGTTACCTGTATCGAAATCGCCGTCCATGGAGTTAGCCAAGGGTGAACGAACAAAGTGCTTCATGCCGTTAGGAACGTCTGTGGTCAAGAACCAAGCGTTAGTATCGGTCAAGAAGTGGTTTACACAGTAACCTTCAGAAACTGAACCGTTGTTCTTAATTGCATTGATGTCGTTGTCAGTTGTACCAACGCGCAACTCGGTTTCGAGCAGACGGGTCGCAACGAATTGCAATGAAGAAGGAACAACCAATTTCTTAGGTTTAGCTGCGATCAACAAGCCACGCTCGTCTGTCCACAAGCTGATCTGAATAACGGCGGCTTCCAAAGAAGTCTCGTTCAAATCGGCTGGGGTAGTAGGAATGTTGCTGTTAGTACCACCAGACACCAAGGGGTGTGATGCGCTAAACAAAGCAACACCGTCACCACCAGCGTAAGCATTACTGAAGCCGTTATTCAAAACAGCAGCAGCTTTAACTTGCTTGGTGTAAGCCATAGCACGGGCCAAAGCCTTCGTGTAACGTGCAGACAGTGAGTCATACAAGTTATCTTCGATAGCCTCTTCAGTCAAGCTGAAGCCCAAAGCAATGGTTTCGTGGTTGTATCGAGCAGTCCATGCTTCCTGTGCATTGTCATAGCTGATGGCAGAGCCTTCATTTTTGACTGGTGCGGCAGAGAAGCCAGAGAGTTTAGTCTCTTCTTCGAAGCTACGCTCTGATGTCTCAGTTTCGTAGATCTCTTTATGCTCTTGATCGTAAGTAGCGTACTGCAGACCGAACAAAGCGTTCAGACCGGGGAGCAACTCTTTAAGTAGTTGTGCGCGTGAAATTGCCATGATTTAGCTCCTTAGACCGCAGTGGCAGTGTAGTAGGAATGTGTGCCAAAGTTTAATTTGACAAGCATTTCTGGAAACTGAGTAAAAACAATAGTGGAAGCGCTAGGAATAGCGGTCACACTGCCGGGGACTGCAATAGTCGAGTTGATGGTCACTGACGTTGCACCAGCAGCCGCAGCCGCAGATACGTACGAACCAGTTTGAACCAATTGACCATTAGCGGCTATGTAAGCCACATCTGTACCAACTACCAATGCGTTAGGCAAAGCCGAGCAAGTAATAGTAGTAGAAGAAGATGAGCCAGTCACGCTAGTTGTAACGGAAGTCTCTCCAACCAAACCAACTACACGCAAAGCCAAGTCTGCACTTGTGGTAGATGAAGCGTACAGGGCGGCAACAGCAGAATTACCTGTGTTAACGTTACCTGCATTCTGAATCAAACCAAAGTTTTGACCTAACATGGCGTTAGCAGCAGAGGCAATAACTGTAGTTGCAGAGCACATCACCACTTTGAACACTGTATCAGGATCATCGCAGACGATAGCTTGGCAATCACCTGCAGCAGTACCGGCGGGCCAGTATTGTGCAAATTGCTTTTGCTTAGTTGTGGGGTTAGTGTAAGAACAACCCAAGAACACACCAACAATACCGGTGCCGGTAGAGTCAGTAGTATCTGCGTTATCTACAATAGAACCACGAATAATGTTTACGATATCACCGTAAAAAATGTTCGTAGCGTAACCATACTGGATCGGATAGTTGCGGGTAGAACCAGCAAATACCTGACCACCGATCAGATTGACCGGCTTTAGGCCATAAGGGGCCGAAACAACGGGGAAAGCCATAAAAGACTCCTATTTAAATTTAAGTACCTTTACCAAAGCTAGACGAGGATTTATTCTCCCTAAAGAGAGGCATTCTCGGATCGCTCTGACGCATAAGGCTATTATCTACAGCATCCGTCTGAGATTGTGTAATCTTTGCAAAGTGTGCATTGCGCTGATCAATAAACTCTTTCGGGGTCTTACAGAGTAACAACCCGCCAATTTCAACATTGTCTTTGTATCGACTTGCTGGATCGGCTAACAGTCTAAATTTTGGCTGCTCTTCTAAAGTAACTGGCTCCCAGCCTTCACGCAATTTGCTTGAAAGGTTACGAGGGTCAGCTGTGTTCAAATTAGCAACACGAATCCAACGATAAGCGTAGTCCGGGTGCTTGTCTGGTTCAGGTAGAAGTTCGGCCTGCTGCCACTGTTTAGGACGTTCAGCCATCAATCTATCTTCAAGTTCACGCGGTTTTCTGTTTTCAGCCATTATTGGCCTCCATTTCGAGTTTCGCCTTGGCATATTGCTCGGGCGTTAAATTTAGTTTTTTGGCCAAGCTCATTTCAGACGGATTCAAACGAACCCTCTTAGGAGCAGTTGACCTTGTAGCCGGTGCTACCACCGAACTTCTGCGAGCGACTGGGCGCTCATTTTGTTCCGCTTCTTCCTCAAATCTCTCTGGGAATCGCCTACGGATAGTGGCGTCAATCTTTCGATAATACTCTTGTGATGAAACCTGAACACCTTCGCGCTTGAGCTTCTCATGGAGGCCTAGAGCCAAACTGGTCATCTCTTCATCTTCTCCGAACCACGGATTTTCCTGTTGCCATGCTTGCGCGCTGGGGTCAGGACGGAACTGTGGTGCCGGCTGTGGTTGCATTTGTACAGGAGTTTCTTCCTCTTGTAAAGGCTGTGGACGAAAATTCTTTACTTTTTCGGTTTTCAGGGTTGCTTGAGTCAGACGTTCCTGCGCTTCCATCACCTTATCAGTGTCGCCAGAGTCATAGGCTTCACGATAAGCGCGCTTGGCCGCATCCATCTCCATAGCCACAGCTTTCTGAACCGTAGCTAGTACGTTCTTCTCGCTGTTATTAAGGTTGGACTTAAGACGCTGGTTCTCTTGCATCATCTTCTGAGCAAAAGCAATAGCCTCTTGTTGCTCCCGTAAAGCGTTTTCTTTCTCACGGCGTTCTTCGTGAGCCAGACGCTTCATCTGGATTAGCTTCTTCTTAACTTTGGTAGAGTAGTCTTCGAGCTCATCGTTGTAGAGCTCTTCTTTGACCTTCTCTTCCATGGGAGGCTTATTGCGATCCTCCGCAGGCGTGTTGTCTTCTACGTCAATGATGATCTGTTCATCAGTTTGATCGTCTTCAGTCGTGACTTTTACGTCATCCTGTTCATCGGGAAATTTAAATGTACTCATGTCGTTCCTTATTTACGGCGTATACCGCGTGGATCGTCTACTACGCCCTCAACAGAATCGTCATTGATCACACGGAATTCCTTACCGTGAATGACCAGTCGCGTTCCTGAATTGGGTCTAATCAAGATAAAGTCACCCTTCTTGCAGTACGGGCCAGATGGGAATCGGCTTTCGTCCTTGTAGCAATCTGGGCCCATGTCTACTACAAACAACACAGTAGTCAGGGTTTCCTCAATCATGAGAGTTTCTTCCGCTTTTACGAGTCCGGACTCTCCGTATTCTTTCTCTATCTCTGGGATAGCACAAAGAATTCTGTAACCAGATGGGCGGGGAAGTTGTTTAGCCTTCTCCTCTGGCTTTGTGTTCAAGATCTTGGATAAATCCACGGCCTTGGTTATGTCGAGATTAGAAATCTCACTCGTCATCGTCATCGTGATTGACTCTTTCTTGTAGGTCTATGATGTATAAACGTGCAGTGAGTAGACCTTTCACCTCTCCGCACATTCTCTTGTACTCCGCAAAATCATCAGCCTTGCCATCGGCTATTGACATTTGGAGTTGGGATACTTTGTCATCTATCTTTGAAGCTAGAAGTTTTAAATATTTGTCAATCATTGCTTGTTCCTCATCATTTCAGCTAAGAGTTTGTTCTTCTCGGCCTGTGCGTCTTGAGCCAACTCCTGCTGATCTTTCTGCACCGAAGCCTGGATCCGCGCCATATCAATCTCTCTTTGAGTAGCGATACGTTCACGTTCAATCTGTTGCTGTGACTGCTTGAGCTGGGCGTCAGTCGCATCCTTCTGCATCTTGCGCTGGGCGTCTTGAGTCTTGATTTGTAACTCTTGCTGTTGCATCTGAATCAATGGATCTTGTTGCATTGCCGCCGCTTGAGCCTGCTGGGCTTCTGCAGTATTAGCTTGTAACAGCTGGGAGCTTGCCTGTGCAACCAACTTGGAAAGCTGGACTTCCACATCTTCTGGCAACTTCTCTTCTGGGCCGGGCAAAGGTACACCCATTTGCTTCTCTATCAACGTGCGATAGTGGAAACCCAAGTGCTCTGCAATATGAGCCTGCAAGGCCGCCATGATCTGGTTGGCCATTGGGTTCTGGCCTATGGTCTTCATAATCAATGGGTCTTGCATAAACGTCTGGTGGACAGCAATGTGGGCTTGTTGATCTTGGTAGATAAACGCCTTCATTGGCTCGCCCTTCAATGCGGCCATGTTCTCGCTGATCGGATCTTTTGGTGTCTCATCATCAGGCAACGGCACCAGCTTCTGGGCGTTCTTAATTCCGAGTACATCAAGCATCTGTCTATGTAACTGTGGTAAGTCATAGATCTGTGGAGCCTGCTGGGACAGCTGGATCACCGCCTGATACTGAACAATCTTCTGCGCCATTGTGGCCGCATTGGGATCACTCACTGGGATAACATCAACTAAGTCGTAGTCAGACCGCTTGGCTTTGCGGGATCCTTCTTCTGGCTCGTAATCATATTCATCAGGTGTGTAATCACGAATGATGTCTCTTAATAAGGCAAGCTCCTGCTTAAAGGAATAGTGAATACGCGCCTGAACAGCAGTCATCACTTTAAGCTGGCGCTCAAGGATGGCCAACGTAGTACCAACGGGAGAGTTGGCAGACATATCGGCAACTTGGATGTCAGCTGCGGAAGCAAACTTGCGGCCTTCTTCAACAATTTTATCGAGAAGAGAAGCCAATACCTGTGACGGCTCTTTATAAGGCAGAGCCATGATGTTCTCTGCGATAGTCCCGCTTGGTACGTCAACATCGCGCCACTCAGCTGGGCCGATTGGGGTATCGTCTCCCTTGACCCGCAGGCCACGGGTCTTAAAGCCGCCGGGCAAGTTGGCCAGAGTACCAGCGTCTACTAATTGACGCAGGATTGACGTACCAGACTTGGCAAATGCGCCAACAAGGTGAATCAGGCCGAAACAATAGAAGCCAAAGCCGGGAACGTAGCCATAGTGGACGTAGTGCTGGCGCTTGGTGTGTAACTTATCGCCTTGTCTCCAGTTTCTACGGATAGCCAGACACTTTGTGCTTCCATATTCAACAGTAACAATATAGGGCAGGGCAATTCCTGTAGGTTCGCCGTCTTTATCGGTGTGCTCGTAGCCTTCAAGGTCGAGCTCTACGTTCATCTCAAGGATTTTGTAGCGGTCATCCGACAAAGCGCGGAATCCCATCTTCTCGGCAATCTTTTTCTCTACCTCATCCAGCGAGTTGTTGGGCTCTCCAAGGTCAATGTCGGCATAGAATCCAGCAACCTGTAATTTACGCAGTTCGTTTTCCGTCTTTCGCATAACGTGCGTAACGCGAGGGGACGTTTGAATGTCGGACGCGCCGTAAGGCACAACCAGATCTTCAGCCGGGACGAATATTGATGTTTGTCTGTCAAAACTTGGATCAAAGTAGA